ACAGAGCAGAGCATCCGCTTTGCGAGTGCTGCATGATGCGATTCGGCGTGATGTCTGCAAATCCTTCGCGGGATATGCATCACATCGTGAAGATCGTAGATAATCGCGATATGAAAATGGATTCAAACAACTGGCTCGCGCTTTGCAGGGACTGTCACCAAGAAATCGAAGGCAACACGACCATCGGTTACAATGTGAAGCAATGGAGTCTAGCTAATTACAACGAGGTGATAAATGACAGGACGTAAACCGCTTGCATCGGCAGTGCATGAACAATCTGGTGCCTACGCTAAGAACCCACAGCGAAGGAACAAAAACGAACCTAAGCCATCACCAGGGTGGCCTGACATGCCTGAGATTGTAAAGCTTGATCAAAAGGCAGCAGAGTGCTGGGATCGAGTTTGCAAGAACCTCGACGACATGCGAGTCTTGACTAAGGCAGAGTTAGACATCTTGACATGCTACTGCTTGGACTGGTCGCAGTTTTGCTGGTTGTGGGAAACCTGCAAAGAAGGCAACGTCGCATCCTACGACGACAAAGGCAAGGCGATTGTCTCACCGGCAGCAAATCAGATTCACAAGTATGCTGATCGATTGCTGAAGCGTCAGTCTGAACTAGGTTTGACTCCTAGTGCCAGGACAAGATTGCACGCTCCGCAAAAGGAAGAGGAAGACGAATTCCAGCAATGGATGAAGAGGGCGATGAACAGTGATAACTAGTGGTATTTCGGCAAAGATCGATGGATATGTAGCCGGAGTAATTTCTGGCGACATCATCGCATGCAAGCGAGTGACGCAAGCAGCACAGCGTTACCTCGATGATCTTGCGCGCCAAAACACCGACGAGTTTCCGTACTACTTTGATCGAAAATGGGCTACCCTTGTTTGCGACTTTTTTCCCTGTGTGCTAAAGCACTCCATCGGAGAATTTGCCGGTCGGCCGTTTGAACTCGAGCCATGGCAAGCATTCTGCATATGGAACATATTCGGTTGGAAGCGAGCATCGGATAACTCTCGTCGTTTCCGAAAGATTTATTGGTCAATGGGACGAAAGAATGGAAAGTCTAGCGTTGCTGCCGGACTGTGCCTATTTCTTGCATCTGGCGACATTGATCCAGCGACCGGAAAGCCGGAAGCGGTTGGTCAAGTTCTGCTTGCTGCTACCAAGAAAGAGCAAGCGGCGGTGGTTTACGGCGAAGCAGAGCGAATGAGATCGCAGTCTATGGCACTTAAGTCGATGTCTGATGTCAAGCATGAAACGATTACGTTTAAACATAGCGGGACGTATATTCGCAAGGTTTCATCAGATAGGCCTTTGGACGGCATGAGCCCGTCGACCGTAGTCATGGACGAAATCCACGCTTGGGGTCATCATCACCGCAAGTTTTATGACACGATGGTAACTGGTTCTGCTGCACGAACTCAGCCATTGCAAATTATCGTTACCACCGCTGGTGCAGATGACTCCTATCTCTGGCTCGAGAACTACGACTACGCTTGCCAAGTATTGGACAGGAACTACAAAGACGAGTCACTGTTTGCGATCTGTTACGAACTTGATGTCGAAGACGATCCATCCGAGGAAAAGCTTTGGTACAAAGCAAATCCCAACATTGGCGTATCATGCTCGATGGATTACTTGCGCCAGCGATGGAACGAGGACAAACATACTGCTATCGGACGAAACCGATTCATGCGATACCATGGCAATCGCGTTGTATCATCGACTGAAAAAGCTTTCGATTTGGCAGACTTCGACAAATGCCATGGCGAACTTTCGGACTGGTCAAAAGCAGACGCTGTTGGAGCTGGATGCGACTTAGGATCTAGAGACGACTTAGCAGCATACGGACTGTGCGCACGGTTCCCAATTGGCGAACAGGACGACGGAACACCAATCTATCGATATGAATTGAAGGTCAGGTGTTTTATCGCTGAGGATTGTAGGCGAGATCTATCTAGGAATCCTTTTGCGCAATGGATATACCAAGGGAAGCTTGAAGTACACAAGTATCCGATTGCTGAGTTGCAAAACCAGTTGATATTAGATTGTCAAGAACTTGGCATCCGTCGCGTGGCATACGATCCTTACAATGGGCAGCAATTGTGCGAAAACCTTGAGCAAGAGGGAATCGAAGCGGCTCGCATGGCTCAAAACTCGACAAGCTTTAACGAGCCAATCCGCGATTTTATCCAGGCAATGAAGGACGGCAGACTTCGCTTTGATGATAAAGAACTGTTACGTTGGGCAGCATCTAACGCAATTATAGTCAGAGACAATGCAGATCGCTGGATGTTTGATAAAAAAACATCGTCTGAACAGAAAAACAATGCTAAAATCGACCCGGTTGTAGCATCCGTTATGGCGTTCAGGATTTGTAGCAGAGAACAACACCGCGCAACTGGCTCGCTCTTAATAACGTAGGGAGATGAAATGAAGAGTATTTTTTACCAGTTGGCGAAATGGATGGGATTGTCCGAAGATGATGATTTCGCACAAAAGAAATATATTGGCGTTGCTGATGCTCTTTCTTTGCCTCCTGTTTGGTACGCTCATAACCGAATTGTTGGTGATGTGGGTTTGTTGCCGTTAGACATCAAGAAGGCATCTGGAGAAGGCGCAGAAAACGACTACCGGCATCCTAGCTACAAGTTGTTCCGAGAAGCACCTAACAGCATGCAGTCGCCTTCGTTGTTTAAGGAGCAAGTAGCAAGCCATGCAATCATGTTTGGCAACGGTCGCGCAGCGATTGTCCGGGATCAGTCCGGAACGCCAGTGGAACTGATTCCGATCATGCCAGACAGGACCGTTACCGTTATCGTTGACGGCATCAAGTACCATGTAACAAAACCTGACATGGATTCCTACGAGAATCTAATGTACGACTTCTCAGTTAACACTGACAAGTATGTAATTCTTGAAGACAAGGATGTCTTGCACATCACCGGATTTAGCCACAACGGCGTGACCGGCATGGGCTTGCTCAACATCGGCCAGGATTTGTTCAGCATTGGAAAGAGATCGCAAACCTACGTTGATACGCAACTAGGCAAGGGATTTCGAGGCAAGTTATTTATCGAAGCACCTGCCGGGATGTTTCGCGAAGAGGCGAAGGCCAGGGAGTTCCTGCAACACTTCAACGAGACCGAAGCCGGTGCAGACAATGCCGGCAAGGCGGCGATGCTGCGAGAAGGAATGAAGGTCAACGCAGTAAGCGTGACGAACCAGGATTCGCAGTTTATCGAATTGCAAAAGTTCACTCGTCAAGATGTTGGTATGCTGTTTGGGATCGAAGCGATGCCTGGAGATCCAGATGGATCAAGCTACAACGGACATGAGCAGAAGAACCTTGCCTATCTGGTTGCATTGGATAGATGGTTGGTTAAGTTCGAGGAGCAGTGCGACATGAAGTTGCTGACACAGTCGCAGAAAATCCGCCGAAGTCACTTCCACAAGTTCAACCGGGCATCGATCCACAGGACGGATTTGCAGACGACAACCAGTTCTCTGGCGTTGCTTGTAACGCACAGAATCATGTCTCCAAACGAAGCTCGGGCGAAGCTGGACCTGAACCCTTACGAAGGTGGCGATGAGTTTGCCAATCCAGCGATCACCCCTGGGGCTCCGTCTGAATCTGACGCATCGCCAGAAGAAGACGAATCAAGCGAAGATGATGCATCGGAAGATGCTCAGGAAGAGCAGACTCAAGCGTCAGCAATGGCAAGTCGCGCCGTTGAGGAAACCATCCGCAGTCTAATCAAGACCGAAGCGAATAACGCCATCGCAGGTGCGAAGTCTAAAAACTTCGGCGTTTGGATCAATAAGAACTACCCGAAATGGGAATCGAAGCTTGCTGAAAAGCTTGAAGCACTGGGAATTGATCGCGATCTGGCAACAAAACATTGTCAAGAAAGCGTTGATGCTCTATGTAAGATAGCTGCAAAAGAAACAAGCAACCTGCCTGCCGCTATTGCTGCCGAGGTTGCTGTTTGGACCGATAGGACATTCAACCTGATGGGAATCAATAAATGATCGCAATCAACAAGGCCAAGAACGAACTGTTTGTGGACGGAGTCATCGGAGCGGACTGGACTGGCGAAGGAGTCACCGCGATGTCCGTTTCCGATGCTCTTGAAAGCCTAGATGGCGGAAGAGCCACCGTGCGAATCAACTCTCCAGGTGGATCGGCCGACGAGGGGATAGCGATCTACAACACGCTGAAACGCTATCCTGCGGGCGTAGACACGATCAACGAGGCGTTGGCGGCGTCTGCTGCATCCGTCATCTTTCTAGCCGGAGAAACGCGAACAATGTCAGCAGGATCCAGGCTTATGGTCCATCGAGCGTTGACCATCGAAATCGGCAATGCTGACAGGATGCGAAAAACTGCGGATGTCCTTGAGGAATACGACAAGGCTCTGATTGAAATATATTCGCAATACATGGATGACTCCGAGGAAGAAATCATGTCGTTGCTCTCGGCTGAGACATGGTATTCGGCAGAAAACGCAGTTTCGGCAGGACTGGCTACCTCGAAGACTGAAAAGAAATCAAAAGCGAAGGCAGCGATGGCGGCATGGTTCAAGAATCCTCCAGAGGATATTGCAATTCAGTCGCACCGCAGAGACCTCGTGAAATCCAGGCTGGCGTTTGCAAACTTGACAACTGCCAAAAACAAATAATAATGCTTGAGCGTTGAGCAAAAGTCTCACGCAATTTTGTCGAGGATTTCAAGTCCGTGATTATTGGCTTGGTTCCTGACTGTGAATCGTTTTGTTTCGTTTCCCAGTCGGTTATCAGGCTATTTTTATGCCTGTGCCGATGTTTACACAGGATTTTGACATGAAATCTCCAATCGAACTGAGCAAGGAAATTCAAGCCTTGCAAGCTAAGGTCGAAGGCATCCAAGCACTTGCTGCCGAAGAAAGCCGCGATTTTACCGCTGAAGAAACTCTTGAAATCGATGCGATCATCGATAAGCAGATTCCAAAGCTTTCCGACGATCTACGTCGCGCCGAAAAGGTGCAGAACTTTGTTGCCGCCAAGGTAGCAAAGATCGAATCGCCTGAGGCCGAAAAGCCACAAGCCAAGATCCCTGCACAGGCTCGCGCCTACCGCAAGCTTGAAGCTTTCAAGAACGAATACGATGCCTATTCATCCGGTCAGTTCGTTCTTGCAAACCTGTTTAACAACAGCAAGGCAAAGCAATTCTGTGCCGATAATGGCATCCGAAACGCAATGTCCACCGGCGACAATACCCTCGGCGGATTCCTGGTTCCAGAGCCAATGGAAGCGGCAATCATCGAACTGCGAGAGCAATTCGGCGTTGCCCGTCAAAACAGTCGCGTTTGGCCGATGACTGACAGCGTCACGATTGTTCCGAAACTCGCTGGTGAAGTGACTGGTTACTACGTTGGCGAAGGCTCAACGATCACCGCTTCGGATATGACTGTCCAACAAGTCAAGCTTGATGCCAAGAAACTGGCAGCAATGGTTGTCGTTTCTTCCGAGCTGTCCGAAGATTCGGTTATCAGCGTTGCAGAAATGGTTTCGCGATCCGTTGCCTACACGATGGCAGTCAAAGAAGATGAAGCACTGTTCTTGGGAGACGGAACGTCGACCTACGGTGGCATCGTTGGCCTCGCTGGAGCGTTGGCTGCTGGATCGCTCGTAACGGCGACTAGCAACCAAACCTTCTCTGCGTTGACGTTCGCCAATTTCGAGTCGGTCGTTGGTGCATGCAAGATGTACAGCGGCATTCAGCCAAGGTGGTATATCAGCAACGCTGGTTGGTCAGCATCCATGCAACGCCTAGCCAACGCCGCTGGTGGTGTAACCATGGCTGAAATTGCTGGTGGCATGAGCCGAAGTTTCCTTGGTTACCCAGTTGTGGTTTCGCAAGTTCTCGAGTCGCGACTGACCGGGACAACTGGTCTGCGTGCTTGCTACTTTGGTGACTTGTCGATGGGATCCTACCTCGGAACCCGTCGCGG